CCCACCTAATTTATTAAAGTGAGATATTACTGGTCTTGATGCTAAAGCTAATTTAGCTCTACCACCACCTCTTGCTGGGTCAAAAATAACTTCAAAGTCTTCAAGCATATCATCGTATGTAAACTCTGCGGCTGTGTTAGACTTGTAGTAAGGTGTACCAGAGTTATATGATAGTTTTGAACCATCATTAACAACGTTACCTAAACCATTTTTGATTGTAGAACCAACAATACCTTCAGTATAGTTAATTCCATTTGCTGTTCCTCTTTGACCAAAAAGCATAGCTCTTTCAATATCAACCTTATGCTCTCTTAGTTTTAGATTCCAAATTCTGTCCCATTCATCTGCATACCCTCTGTATTGAGTAGCTCTAGCTGTATTTGTTAATTCACAAGCTGTTTTAAAGATTTGAGTAAAACCAAAATCATTATCCATTTCTTCTGAAAATACATCTGGAGCGCCACTACCTTCTGCGAAAGAAGTTCCGATTACTGTAGCCTTAGAATTATCTGCGAGTGCGAGAGTGCTACCACCAGGGTTTGATATAGCTGTAACTACACAAGTTGTCTGTGTGGCAGAACTTGAATTATCAACAGACTCGATACGAACATTAGCTGTTGTTGGCACACTATTGCCGTCAACGTCACCGATAGCTACTACCATTCCTGGTATTAACCAATCGACTCCATCACCGCCAGGTGTGTCAAATACTACAGAGTCTGTACTTCCAGCGGCTACTAATGTAATACCACCTTTTAGTAAGAAAGACCTGTCAGTAAAGCTAATCTTTGTTCTGTCTTCTAAGAATCGGAATTGAGTGTCAGTTGTTGGTACTTTTGCTACGTTTGCCAAGTATACAAAAAACGGTGACTCATCTGGTGCTAATTCAGCTACTCTATCACTAAAATCAAATAATCTACGAGTGCTTAGAGTTAGGTCAGAACCAGGAGTATTGAATTTTACTTGACCACTATTATATGTAGGCATTTTACCTTTTCTCCTATTCCATTATTATTTAACATTATAAAACGTTACTCCTACTTCCTGCTTTTTGAACTCTATCCCACATTCCATCTACTTCAGATTTTTGTTGTGGTTGTTGTCCTTGGATTACTCCAGCAGAACGAGGAGCTTCTTTGTTTGCTCTAACGGCTTCTATAGAAGAAGTAGTTGTTGATGGTTTTCCGTCTGATTTTCTAAACACATCAACCATAACATCTAATTCAATATCTTGTTTAGGTCTGTCCCAATAGTTCATAAACTCATCAGCTTCTGAATCATTCATTTTATAGGTACTTTTTAAATCAGTTTTTAAATTAGTTTTAAACATATCTTCTTGTATTCTAGCCATTTGTTTATTTACAGCCGAGTTCACAGCTTTGTTTTGCTCTTGTTCTCTTAATTTATAAGATGGTGAACCTGGCTTATAAAATGCGTCCCACGGGTTAAATTCATCTTCTTTTAACTGAGGCTCCTGTGTTTGTTTTCCAGAAATATTATCTTGTAACATTGCAACTAAATCTGGTCGTTCTTTCAAAAGATTAGCAACAGGTTCAAATTTTTCTAACTTTTGTACTTTTGATGAAAGCTTTTGATTTTCTGCTTGAGCTTTATCGTACATAGATTGAAATTTTCTAACATCTGTATCTTCACTAACCTCTTGAGCAACCTCTTGTTGGATTCTGTCGTCTTGTCCAAGAGTATTCTGGTCTACCATTTCAGAAGACTCGTTTACTTGATTTGTATCAGCCATTTTTTTCTCCTATTTGATGTTTCTTTTTTGCGACATTACCTTTCGATATTCGCATATTATAAGAACTGCACCACAGGGAGTTATATATGACAGTCAACGCCTTTAGGCTCCCTCTGTCGCTTCTATGTCTTCAGAGATTTTTCTTACTCTTTCAGACTCTCTAAGTACAGTATTCTGTAAATTAGCACGATTAACACGTCTATCCGCATCAACCCTGTGCTGTATTTCAGATAATCTGGACTTAAACTTTTCGAGTTGAACACGCTCTCTACTTGCTAACTTCTCTTTAGTTGTTTTTTCTAACTCAGCGTTCATTTGTTCTATCTGTTGTGTTAGCTGACCAACCTGTCCTTTTAGCTGTTCATTCTCATTAATTCTTGCCATTAAACTTTCTTTATCAAAAATTTCTGGATTCTTTTTCAATACTTCTATCCTGTCAACAAGACCTAGTTGAAAAGCCTCTAGGTAAACACCATATGTTGCCCATTTACTTTCTGGTAATGAACTACCTGGCTCCATTTTTACATCGTGTTGACCTACATTAAATCTATCTCTTGCTATATCGTTTATTACACCTCTTTTATCATCATACATATTTATTGTCATTTCTGTTAAAGCATTATTTGCTTGAACTAAAGAAAACATTTTTTGATATGTATAATGACCTTTACCTAATCCATATAAAACTCTACCAAGTCTATTAACACTATACTCTACATCTCTTAATTTTGACTTTGGTCTTTCTGAACCAAGTGCCATCATAGCTTCTGTACCTCTAACTGATTGTGGTGCTTTCTCTGCAAAACCGTGCATCATTTCTGGTATACCAAAAGTAAAGTCAATATAGTTTTCACATTGTTGTATAAGCCTATAAAACTCACCTGTTAATGGTTGAGGTGCTGGAAAATGTGGTTCACCTTGTGAAGAGTCTACTTCTATAACTGCATTAGGGTTTGCCCAATCTCTTTCTAAGTCTTCCATATTTTCTACAGAACCCATAGGTACAATAAGTTTTAAACCTGCAGATGCTTGTGCGTGTGATAAAGCTAAAGACCATAGCTTGTTTAAAAGCTTTTGCATTGGTCTTGCTCTTGACACATCAGACTTAGGATATGGTGTGCCTGTCCAAATATTAGGTATTGCAACTATTGGATATACATCTGTATTTAATACATCTTCATATAATACAATTTCTCCAACACTAGCACATACAGCTACTCTATTTTGAAATACTTGTTCGTATTGAACTTCACCTCTTTCAACTATTCCAGGATTGTCTTTTAAAAATTTTTTAAAAACTGACTCATCCATAACACTTTCAGAATTAGTTTTTGAATCAAGCACTCTGTAAAAAGGTACTTTGACCATATAAAATCTTTCTAGTACTTGATATTTTTGTTCGTGATAAGATAAATCTTTTGTTTCTGCAGGTGTAAATACTTTCATAGTAGTCATATTTCTTGACTCTGGATAATCTTCTTCTAAAACTGTAGATAGTTTTTTTATTATACCATCAGTAATATTACCTTCATTATCAATTTTATCATCTAATTCTGGGTAGAGATGAACAAGTTGTTCCCCTGTCAGTATAGTAGAAAGGACAATGCTCTCGGCATCAGAAAGCCACCTATCCCTCGCTGAGGGTGGTGCATAGACACGAAATGGGTCAACATAGGTAAACTTTACTTCACCTCTACCAAAATCTGCTTCTCTATCTATATATGCATATAGGTAACCAATTCCAGTTATTGCAAAATCAGATATTGCTTGTTTCATTTGTGTATCACCATCTGATATATCCCACACATAACCTAATATGTGTCGCCAAGTATGTGCAATCTGCCAATCAGAATCTTCTCTTGGTATAACAGTAAAAACTGGAGGTTTGGAAGTTAAAGTCGCTTTTAATTTTTCTACAGCAGGCGACACTCTATCCATAGGTATGTCTGCTTGATTTCTTGATGAAAGCTCATCAGACTCTTCAGAGGTAAAATGATTACCAAGAAAAAAGTCCATATCAATTCTTGCTTCATTATCCCAATTACTTCTTGCGTCTCTGTAATTGCGATAAGCCTCTTGGTTCATCTTTGCTCTATCGTCTAAAGGTAAAGACATTTATTCTCCTATAAATAGAATTAGCCAATGTAAAAGAAGGCAAACCTGCGGATCAAGGCAAGAAAACTTTCTATCAATCAGAAGAAGGTAAATTCCATGTTATGGACGTTAAGGAAGCATTTGAACGAAGAAAAGGAACTTTTAAAAGGCTAACTCCGCAAATAACTGGATACAACAGGCAAGGCACGTTAGTTACGTCAACTGCTCCACATGT